TGAGCTTGTCCTTGCCATCACCGAGATTAAAGACTTTAGAAAAGGCATCCATGATGGTGCCTAGACCTTTAGAAACGTGTTCCCCTAAATCTTTAAACTTGGTTTCAGTGTTAGGGTCAGCAACCCAATCCCCAATCTGTTGTAAAAATGGGTTTTTCATTTTATCAATTGGATCACGGAAGGCTGCTACTACCGCCGGCATACGGGATTGAATTGTCCTTTCAAGACCACCAATGGTAGTTGAAAAGTTAGCAGTGGCATCCTTGTACTTGTCTTGCAACTCGAACAAGGCTTTTTGTGCCATTTCAGCGGTAATCTTACCATCTTTTTGAAGCTCTGCATATTTATCGGCAGTCATGTCTGCAATCCCAAGTTCTTGCGCAGCTACTTCTTTAAGTTGGTTCTTCATTTCCGGGAAGACATTGATGATTGACATCATGTCTTGCCCTTGAACTTTACCATTGGCAATCATTTGCGCCCATTGTGTAGCGAAATTCTCAACGGCTGCATCGGTCTGACCGAATGCGTCTTGCAATGTCAAGATAGCTTGTGTTTGCTGTTTGGTTAACTCGGTGTTGTGAGTAACGGCGTAGAATTTTTGGTTCATGCCGTCAACCATTTCGGTTGAGTTTGCCGCAGCTTGTGCCATTTGGTTGGTCATATCGACCATTTTCTTGCCTTCTTCAGCATTACCCGTCAAGGTCAACCAAGTGGCGTTCATGGTTTGTTGGTATTTAACGTACTCGGCACTAGACTGTGCGATTTCGTCAAACTTACCTTTGATAGCTCCCAACGCATTCTGGAAACCGTTGCTGATTAGGTTAGCTGCAAACGTAGCCCCAAAGATGCCCTTTAAGCGTGAGGTTTTATGCTCGGTCTCACTGACTTCACTACCTAAGCGTTTAAAGCTATCCTTTAAGCGACCAATGAATGTACTAGAGCGTTGACTTTGCTCAATTTCATCATTCAGCTTGTCAGCGGCATTTCTAGTATGTGCTAGACTAGTAGCCGTTTCGTCTAAACGTTGCTTTTGCTTGCGGTATTCATCGCTAGTTTTTCCAGACTGTTTGGCGACACGCTCAAGCATCTCTTTTTGGGTCTCATACTGCTTATTTAAATTAGTAATCGAGCCCTTGTATTGCTTAAGCTGTTCTTGTCTAGCTTCATCTTCCTTGCCCTCTGCTTTCAGACGCTTGATGTAAGTGTCTGAGGCTTCGTTTTGGGCTTTGTACTCACGTTGTAATTCAGAAAGCCCAGATTTATGATAATCTAGGCTGTTCTTAGCTTGACGCTGTTGGTTTTCCAACGATGCCAAACGTGTTGTCGCTTGGTCAATCTGTTGTTGGTACTTAAGGTACTGTTCAGCGGTTTCAGCGGTACTTCCTTTAAGTTGAGACTGTTCTTGTTTCAGTTTCTCAATCTTGTGTTGTTGGTTTTGAATAGCATTACCCAAACCATCATACTTAGCTTGTGCTGCACCTAAATAGTCCCCAGCGCTACGCATTTGGCTTTCTTGTGCCTTCCATGCGTTTGTAGAGCTATTAACTAACTGAGTTAATCGTTTAATCGAGTTAGCCGCTTGTAACGTGTCTAAGGCGATTTCGGTGGACATGGTAGCTTGTACTTTTGCCATGTATTATTTTTTCCTCCTTTCCTTAAATATTTAGAGTAAAGATGTTGGGTCTACCATCCTGTCTTCTTCATCTTTTGCGTTTAGAATCTTCATCAACTCGTAATAATCGGTATCGTAGTATTGATCTAGTGTCCACCCAAAACCTTGAATTGATTTTTTAGCAATGAGTTTCAAGTCCTCTATGCTATTTTCTAAATCAAAAATCTGTTCCCCTTTAGACTTTAGTCTTTTGGGTCAGTTTCACCAGCGGCGTTTTCAAGTTGTTCGTCCGTCAAACCGTACATATAGCCCACCAATTTTTCGGCAATCTCTTGTGTACGTTCATTGTCTAAATCAAGCAATTTGTCATAGGCTTCATCATCCAAGTTGAGAACAGCACGAATGAAACCGAGCATTTCTTTAAGAATTGTGAAGCTCGCTTGTGCTTGCTCTTGTGTATCACCATCTTCGACAGTGTCGCTAATCTTAAGGACTGCTAGTTGGTATTCGTGCATACGCAATACATTGCGGTTACTTGTTGTCACTTTGAATGCTTTCTTACTGATTTCCGGAATTTGAATAGTTCTGATTTCCATTATGTCTTTACTCCTTTTTAACAAAAATAGAGGTCAGGCCATGAGCCCGACCTCTTGCGAATTATAGACTGCTTGATGCAGCAGGAAGGACGTATCCTCCGAACACTTCTTTGAACATGTTCGCTTTATCAAAGTTAGATGCCCCAGAGAAGTATTTCTTGTAAGGCTCACCACCAAACGCATTCGCTGACAAGGCATTGAATGTCACGTTATCGTCTTGACGAGTTTGAGCGGTATCTGTATCAGTAGCAACGTTTTGAGTTGATTCTTGCATGATACCGTTAGCAAAACCAAAGAATACTGAGTGTTTGCGGTCAAGTGTTTCAGATTCAATCAATACCGCTGTGTGTGGTTTTTCACCGTCCATAACGTAACCACCTTTGCCGTCTGGTTTGAAACCAAGCATTTTTTGTTTGATTTCAAAATCAAGGTTATTGAAGTCGAATGCGACTGTTGGTGATCCCGGTGCAATCATAACGTCTTGCACTGAGTTGTTCCCTGGTACTTTAGTTGCTTGACCTTCCAAGTTAGAAATGTTAGCGGTACGAGTACCAAGCATAGCTGAATCTACTTCAATAACGCCGTCTGTTGAGAGGCCATCAGCCCCTTTAAGTAGTTTTTGGGTTTTAGGGTCAACCAATGCAAGGCGGACCATTTTCAAACCTACAATTGCCATATAGTAATTTCTCCTTTGTTAAATTAATTTATCGAGAGCAACAAAAAAGACCGCCGTGATCTGCAATGTATCGGGGTCTATGCTGTGTTCTCTCATATCTGTAATTGAGTAGTGTTCAGATTTTAGGAATTTTAGTAATTCCATTTCAAAGGCTTCAATATCAAAATCAATATCAGCCTTGTAAAAAATCTGTACCTCTACTCTATCTGTTTTACTGAAAAAGGTATTGTTTCCGCTTAAGTCAAGGGATGGGTTGCTTTCTGTGAGCAAAACGATTGTCTTATCGGTGTTTTCTTCGAGCTCTTTGGGCAAGTTGTTTGCATATACTTCGCTTATTTCACCAAATTCTTTGCCGTCAATTAGCTCTTTTAGTTTTACGGTTGCTAACACTTAATCACTTCCCTCCTTTTCTGCGAATGAGTTTTTCATATTCCTCTTTTTCTGCCAATAGCACTTTTCTTTGGACAGCGCTATCGTTTTGGACATTGGTAACGAAATGATCAGCACGATATTTTTTTGTACCGTCATTTAATCGTCTGGCATTTTGGGCGTGGTAGTTATTCTTCCATCCTACGGTTGCCGCACCGTTCTTTCTGCCGTCCGCATTAGTGGACTGGACAGATAAACCGTCAGCCATGTGCCCATACTTCAAATGTTTCTTATTTGAGTAGTGTTTCTCACGAGTTACATCTTCTAACTCCTTTTGAAACACTTTTGCGCCAGCGGTTGTGATTTTAGCTTGTTCCGCTGGTGTTAAATCGCCAATACTAGCGACCGTTTCAAGCCAGCCCTCTAGCGCCTTATCAAGCCCTACCATAAGCCATCACCCAACTTTCTTGCGTTTTCTCAAAGTCAGAAAGTCGTAGCGGTTTAGACCAAAGTTTTCATTCGGACTAACTCGCACAATATCATACTGAGTGCCGTTTAAGACGGCCACTTGACCTTCGACCACTTTGGCGTTGTGGCGAATCACGATAACCTTTGTATCGGTTTCACCATTTTGTTGGGCTAAATACTCTTGATTGAGTGTGCGAGTGTGTGGTTTATAGTGCAACGTAAACTGTTTAACGAATTTAGGCACGTTAACGCCCGTGAATTTATTGGGTGTGCTTTGATAAGTGCCAAAATCAGCCTTAAAACGAAAGTCTGAGGGTAAGTATCTAACTTTAGCCATTAGTCACCTCTTTCCTCGCTATACGTTGCGTATAAACCCCTTAATTGCCCAATTATGCTATTCAAAGTGAGATTGATAGGATAAGTTACCGTATCTGTTAAAGCCACTCTGTAAGTGAAATATGAGCTTGTGAGAGCTATTACAGCCGTGTCAAACAAAGATTCTACGCTATCAAGGTCATAGAATTTCGGGTCGTTACCGACTGCATTGATAATGTACTGTTGAGCTGATTCAATGTAAGCTGGAATGAGTGCAGTGTCGTCTGTCTCATCCAGATTGAGGGTCTGCATGATAGTTTCCTTAGATACACTCATTACTTACCTCCTAATTAAGCCCCTGGTGTAAGATTAGCCTTTTGGTCAGCGATTGCTTTGAATGACGCTGGAACAAATGCTTCTTCATCCGTTTTAACAACATCGAAACGGTCAATAACACGTACTTTTGTGGTGTCAGTTTCGAATGCTCCACCACCGATATTTGTTGAGAGCAATGACAAGTGTTGACGGTCAAACAATGTTACCGCTTGTTTCAAGTCACCAAAGTAAAGTGGCATAGCTCCACCAGTACCATTAGCAAGCCAGCGGTCAGAAACTTCTTTAACCATGAAACCATCGATTGAGTATCCAGTAGGTGATTTCACATCACGTTCCATGAGGTAGTCACCCATTGCGTTCTTAACTTTCTTAAGGGCAGTGAAGCCTGAAGTGTTAGTCAAGAAGAATGAAGTTTGTTTGATAGCTGGGTCAACTTTAGCTTCCAAGTCAATGATGTCATCCCATTTAGCCAATGTTGGTTTAGTTGGAAGTGTTGCAATAACTTCCAAGATGGCTTTGTTACGAGTAACAACGACTTTCTTCGCAATCCATCCAGACAACCATGCAAGGATATTTTCAGCAGAATCAGCAAGCAAGCTGTTAGTTACTGTTGAGATACCAGCGTAGCGTTTGATTGTGTAGCGGATAAGAGAAAGTTTTGGATCGTCGTTTTGACCGATTTGACCAGCTTCATCATCAATTTTAGTAAGTCCGGTAATATCAGCCCATTTTTCGTAAACACGAGAACCAGTAAGAGTAGTTACGTTTTCAACATTTACATACTCTTGCAATGAATCGTATTGACGAACCAATGTATTGATAGCTGTACGAATATCTTGTGGGATAGTCAAGCCAGCATCAGCACCAGTTCCGTCTGTTTTAGAATCGAGCAAGTTTTGGTAACGACCACGAACAAGGTTTTTAAAGTCTTTAACAAAAGAAGCTTTAACTTCTTCTTCGTTTTCAGTCAATGATTTCTTGTCTTCTTCAGACATGTTAAGCACTTCGTTAGCACGAGCTTCCGTGTATTGTTCCTTGAACATGTCACGTTTCATTTTGGCAGTGTCACGCTCGTTCTTGATAGCTTGCAATTCTTCAGCGGTTACTGAATCATCAAGCATAGCTACGTTAAGTTTTTCATTTAGATTTTCGACCTTGTCGCCTTGAGCAACCCAAAGGTCATGCAATTCGTTTGATGTTTTCATTAATCATCTTCCTTTCATTTTTCAAGTAAAATAGCCAATTTCTGCTCACGCAATGAATTGGTTTTAGGTGTAGCAATCATATTCTTAAATTTAGTGATTGCTGATTTGCTTGGTAGTTGATGTACGGCATTAGTAACCATGATTTCTTCTTCGTCATCATCGAAAAACATGATTTCATCCGCAAAGCCTTTATCTACAGCAGTTTTAGCATTAAGCCATGTCTCTTTAGCCATGAGATCAAGTAATTCTGGTTGCTTAAGCCCGGTTTTCATCTCATAAGCCAAAGCAATAGATTCATCAATGCTATTCAATACCGCTGATTGATGCTCTAGGTCATCGCTATTCCCGACGATACCAGTAGACGCTTTATGAATCATAATATGCGCCGTTGGACTGATACGCACGGTATCGCCAGCCATAGAAATGACACTCGCAGCACTAGCCGCAAGCCCTTGCACATTAACCACAATACGCTTGCCACTGGCTTTAAGCATGGTATAGATTTCGCTAGCTGCAAATACATCACCACCGTTTGAAGCAATATTAAGCGTAATTTCTTCGTCTTCATCGTTAGCGATGGCTTCTTGTACCAATTTAGGGTAGGTACTAGACATGCCAAAGTATTCATAGAACGCTCCAGCATCATCGCTTACAATATCGCCCTTAATGTCAATCTTGCCCATTTATCTCACCTCCTTTCAATGTGGTACGGTTAGGGTTTTTACCCTCTGGCAACTCTTTAGGTAAAATCTCAGCTTGTTGCAAAATATACAAGCCTTGATTCTGTGCGAGTGTGCCACTTTTGACCATGCTATTGATACGGCTGATATAGTTAGCACCAGTCGGGTCAACCGCTGGAAAAATATCTGCGTCCACATCGCATGAAAGTTTCTGAGATAACTCACTGAGGAACGGTCTCAAATAGCGTGCTACTGCTTTAGAGTAGACATTTGAGCTCATTTCTAGTGAAGACTGTTGGTCTCCTTGACCTCCGACAACGTTCTCTGGGATACCGTAGACTTTTGCAAATTGTCCGGTCGTCCAGTCCGCTTGCTTAAGTAGTTGGGCCACGTTGGATTTTATCTCAAGAGGTGTGAAGTCCTCTAAATCATCCAGTACCAACGGACCACCTTGCATTTGCTTCATCGCTTGTCTTGAGCGTGAGACCTTGGTTTTGAAATCGAGCAAGCCACCGCCTTTGATTTTCAAAATACCATTGGCGTTAAGGGCGTTCTTAAGAGAGTTAAGCGTTAGCTTATCACTGGCTTTTTGAATATCTAATTCTCTACCAAGGGCCATCAACGGGCTTACGCTTGTCAAACCACCATCCACTGATAGCAATCTAAAGTGTAAGATGTCGCTTTGCGGAACATGCTGCTTTGGTGGAATGCGTGGGTCATCAAAAGTGATGTTATAGTAAAGACCGTTTTGGTTGTCCAAGCGGTTAAATGAGACTTGAGACGGTCTCAAATATTCCCACTTCATATCACGCCCATTGTCATTTCGCCATCGATAGGCAAAGGCTTCACCACCCAATAGCATTTGAGCAAAGATAGACTGATAGAAATTAAAGCGGTTAGCGTTGTTTGATGGATTATCCACAATGCCTTGTAACTGTTTTCGGCTAGTTGTCAGCTTGGCAGTCGCAAGGTCATTAGATAACTGACTGATAATAGAGAATAGGTCCGAGTTTTTAAGAGCAGTTTCGGCTGAAACCCACTCACTACCATTCAAGGTAGCCAAAAACTCTGGATCAGTGATATCAAAAAAGCCCCCTTGGTTACTCGGTGGGCTTTCGGTTGCTAAATTAAATATCGGCAATTATTATCACCTCCTTTCTAGCCTTTTTTGCTAGCTAATTCACTCACTAGCCCAGCTAGTACGAACGTGATTGTCATACTAATACCAAACCACACATAGCCGATGTGGTAAGTAGTGACATTGAGCGAAATTGCAGCTAAAATAAACATCAAAATGTCAAAAATAGCCCAAATTGCTTTAAAAAACTTCAAAATCATGTATTAATACTCCTCTAGTAGCCCACTATCTGGGTTTTTCAACCAGTTTAGGACGGCCTCTTGACTCATGTGTTCGACCTTCCACGTTGGGTTATTGGTAATCGCGTAGTCTTCGAACGCATACATACCATCGTAAAAACCATCAATTAGAGCGTCCACCACGTCGATTTTATAGGTCGATTTCATTTTATCGACTTGAATACCGATGTTGTCTTCCTTGATTACCGCATTTATCAAGGCTTTTCGCATGATTTCATCATCAAGTCTAGTGATATTGCCTTCGATAAAGAGCGTTTGAAGGAATTTTGTCGGGTCTTTCAGTTCGCTTGTACGCTGTCTAATCGGCATGAGTGGAAAACTCGTGTTAGATTCCAAGGCTTTGATAATCTTTGATACTCCCATAGCGTCGTAGCCGAAGAAAACCACATCAAGCTGATTATCTTCTACATACTCGCAAAACCAGCGGTACACTTCCTCTGGATTGATAAGCCCTTGTGGGTGACTGGTAATCGTACAAAAACCCTTGGTTTCCAAGTCTCGATAGTTGATGCCGTCTTGCTCCATCTTAGCTTCTAACGAGCCTGCTTGTTGCCAGGGAATGAAACTATGTTGTTCGATATGCCATTTCTGACTACCGTCTCCAGCAACGTAGGGATAAACAAAACCGATAGCCGTATTATCGCTGAACATAGACGCATCCAGTCCTACATAGACACGCTTACCCTTGATATCAAATTCATCAACAACGGCATTCTCGATATCAGTCAAATCAAGGAAACTGTTGCTATCTGCTAGCAACCAACAATTCATGTTTTTGACTTGGAAGTCAGCAAGTTTCCCCATAAGCAGTTTCTTATCACGCTCAGAAAGTAACCCTTTCATCAATCCATCCTTTAATTTAGGGTGGTTAAGTAGTGGGTTACTCTTTGCCCATGTTTCTGGTTTAAAGACTTCTTCCAAGTTATCTTGAGACCAAATTAGACATAGCTGATCATCACCAGAACGGTCAAAGTCACGTTCCATAATCTCAATCAGTTTCTTTTGCTCTTGATGAAATGGAACATCGGGCGTTTGGTAAGATGTTGAAATCTCAATAAAACGCGAGCCCTCGGTATTAACTTGCCCGGATGTGATTTTAGAAATCCCTTCATCCGTTCTAAGCTCACCGACTTCATCGGCCACGGCCAGTTTAAAGTGCTTACCGTCAAATTTACCCGATTCAAAAGAGATAGTATGAATGGTATTGGCATCTACGAGCGATTTAATCTCTCGTGAATATAATTGGACTTGTGTTTCTTCTGCTAGCGACTTAAACGGCTCATTCTCAATGATTCTAGCCATCATAGATTTAACATAAGTATACAGCTTCATTGTTTGGTCGAAGTTTAGCGAACTAACAAGAAAATCTTGGTTACTTTGCCCGATAATCTCAATAAGATAAGAGAAATTAAGGCAGATACCAGCTATCATCGTTTTCCCTTGCGAACGAGCAATAGAAATAATGATATTTGAAAACCTTGGTACATCGTCTAAATCAAACCACGCAAAGAGTTGGGCAAATATGAAATACTGCCAATCCATAGGCTCTAACTTTTGGCTCAGATCATCAACGTTTGGCACTAATGATAGGAATTTCAAGAAACGGTTAAACGCTTCGACTGAATAGACATAAGGAAAATCGCTATCCCCTTGTCTTTGCAAGTCTCGGAGGTGCCTAAAACATGCTAATTGGATATTGTAACCAGCGACAATCTTGCCATCTAGCACGTTAAAACAGTATTTCGTGCCATAGTCGGTATAGGTTTTTCGTTCATAAGAAAAATCGATGCTATTATAAGCACCGATTACATCTTTTGACTTGGTTAAATCAATCTTTTGCATGTTTCACCTCCTTTATTTAAAGAATGCTGCCATTTTATCTTTCATCGAAGAATTATCCGCTTGACTTCCGGCTATTTCAGCCAATTCTGCCCGCCCTTTAGGTGTCAGACCTAGCTGAATACCTATCTTATTAAGGGTTTCAGCGGCATCTTTCATCGTCGCAACAGCGGGGTTTTTCTTAAATCCCATTGATTGTTCGCCTAAAATTTCACCACTACCGGGAGACTGAATATATTTAATAATCTCGGTTTGGATACCGTTTTCTTTAACGTCCTCATAAGCTTTCTTGTAGATCTCGTATGTCGTGCAATATGTTTCCACAAGGAACGTGTCAATGCGTTCGACCTTTTCTGTCGTTTTTAAAAACGGAATTATTTTAGTCCAAACCGCCCTCGCTACTGTTCCTAAGTAGTTTGGTGGGTCAAGCGGTAGAAAACGGTCATTTTGCTTGTAAAACGGCTCACGCCTTGCCGGTGACTTATTTGCCACGCTCTCACCTCCTAAAATAAAAAAGACCCTTGTTAAAACCCTCAAAATTGGTGTGCGGTGTAAGAAAACACCTTGTGGCGGCTCTCCTTGGCACGAGAAGGGGGCGGGGGTCAATTTTAAATCGTGTCGAGGGTTATTATACCACCCTTATTATAAAATCGTGCTATGGGCTTATTAGAGGGGTTTAACGGCGTCCTCTTTTTTGCGGGCTATTAAACCTGCCCACGCTGCCACGGAAAGTCGTAGCTCCGTGTTCTGTTTCGTCCTATTTTGACCAGTACCATAGATTTCTTGTTCTAATGTCCGTTTGGTGTTATCGCAGCTTCTACACGTTGCTACCACGTTTGAAATTTCCGTCCTAAGTTCTGGCGCAATTTCAACGGGTGTAACGTGGTCGCCTATGCGTGCGTCTGGTGTGGTCACACCCAACGCTAGACAGTACTGACATAGATAGCTGTCACGTTCCAATGCAATCTTACGAATAGAAGACCAAGTCTTTGAACGATAGAACGCATAGCGTTCCTTGCTCTCATCGTCTCTATTCCTTACTCGCTTGTTGTATCTGGTACGTGAGTATCTTTGTCGTTCCTCCATGTATGCTGCTTCCATGCTATGGTGTGCAGTACAGTAGTGTGCTGGTCTCTCTGCTAAGGCACGGCACCCCTCTGCCTTACATCGCCTGACCATTGGCATTGGCATACCTCCCTTCAGATAAAATAAAAGAAGAACACTGCTGTGTCCTTCTAAGTTGATAATACTATATTACCACGTCGTAAGTATGATGGAGTATGGATTGGTATATACCACTATAGATTAGTCCAAATACTTCTCAGCTTGTCTTAGCTTAACATAGTAGGTAGCCTTACTAAAGCCCATGCGGTCACATATCTGCCAGATATCTAGCTGGTCTATGTATACCATTTGCAGTAGGGACCTGGCATCTATATCCCCCACATTTGCTATCTGTCTGCGAAACTCTAGTTTCTGTTTGATAGCTTCAGCGGTGAACCGTTCTACTTCTTCACGAGCCGTCATAAGCTCCACATAGATATCATCCTTGCCCTTACGTTTGCCACCTTGGACCATGTCTGTTTGCATTGCACCAGCCGTTACTTTTAGCGCTTGCGATTCCAACCGTTTGATCTGTTCTATCTGACTGTCAATATATCTATCAAGCGCCTTGATTTGTTGCAGCCGTTCCACTGTTCTCATAAATTACATCCCTTTATGGTATAATAATATTATTAGCATTTGAACAGTCCTAGGCATTAGTCTGGGTCTTTTTTTGTTTACAAGAATAAAGAAGGATTAGGTTACCACCTCCCATGCGTTAGATTTAGCCATGCCACCAGCAATGCAAGGCTAGGGTTGAAAAAAATACAAAAGGATTCCTCGATTCTATAACTTATTATTTACTGGATTTGTTTTGCATCGGTCTGTCAGCGATGCGTGTCGAAAAAGTGTCCAAGCCACTAAAAATCTATATCCATTTTTTAGTGTATTTTGACAGACAAACAGCCAGTGACGGATTCGAACCGTCTATACCACTCTGGCTACAAACCCATTGCCAGTGCCGTATATAAGGCACGTTTAACGCTGGGTTTCTCACGACCTACCTTGCCTTTATTACGACATTCTAGGGTTATGCGATCAATTTCATCGTCCAACCTTTCAGACCACTCGTAGTTATTGAAAACGTAATCAATGATTTCGCTGAATAAATCCCTTGACAGCATACCTTCCATTTGAATCGCCTTCAACGGTGTTAGTGCAGCTTTCTCTAAATAACATTGATTGAGTGCGTTTTGGGTTTTGTTAGCTTCTTTCTTGTCGCACCCTTTAACGTCTCTAATATACTTGTTTATGTCGCCAGGGTGTTCCTTGCGTAGCCCTTCAACTTCCTTGCGAAATCGTTTGAATAAGTATTCTGGCAGTCCTGCGTTGATTTTATTCAAAACTGGGCGCGTGGTTTTACCTCTAGTGTAATTAGTAGACAGATAATCTTGCAGGTCGTCGAATAACTCATCGGAAATAATGCCTTCTAATCTGTCGACAGTCGCTGGTGAGATCCTCGCACGCTCCACCACTGCGGCGTTGAATGCTTGATATATGATGCGAGCTTGTAACTCATCGCACTGTTTCACATCTTGGAAGAACTGCTTATAAGAGCCTTTTTTGTGTGTTTTTCTTAGTGCTGCATGTTCATCGACCAACCGTTGATATAATTCTGGTGTCAGTCCGGAATATTTGTATTTTACGCTCATGACCCACGCCCTCTCAAATAGCTAGGAATGTCATCCCCAACATTTACCGCATCATACTGTTCCTTGCTGACCAAGAATTTCCCGTAAGCCCCGCAATCAATAGTGTAGAGCTTACCGACCATAGATTTGCCGGTAACCTTGCCGTGTAGTTCCACTGCATTGTCTGCCTTGTGAATTACCACGGTCTCGATAGGTCGGTTAACCACTCGTAGAACAGTAGTCACGTTAATGGCTAGTGAGACCATGAGTAATACCGTAGCAATAGCGAGGTCGTTATAAATCGTCTTCTTTAACAAACGTCCCATTAATCATTTTTCCCTTTCTGTTTTTAATCTCCTCGTAAGCAATGCCGAGACACTCAGTCACATCAAGGTCTAACTGGTGAGCTAGCACGATGATTGTTACTAGCGTGTCACCGATAGCATCCTTCAATGCTGCTTGCGGCTTTGTGAATTTCGTTGGCTTCAAGAGTACATCCCGAATTTCTCCGACTTCTTCCGTGATACGCATCCACTGAATCTTTGGGTCTGCTTGCTTAAGGTTGCGGTCGTCTGCCCACCGATTAATTTTTGCAATAAGCGCTGGGATGCCGTCATACGTAGGTTCTTCAGGCTCTGCGATAAATACAAGTTTTACCATTACTCCACCTCTTTAGTTTTCTCTATTTCGTCCGATAAGAAAATAAACGGAGTAGTTACATAAATAGGGTTGTCAAATACCGGTTTTTTTGTAAAAGGCGCTAGTGGGACATCTTTTAAATATATCGCTGCAAGGCCGTCGCTATCCTCTTGCACGTAATCGATTTTTTCGACGTTAATAAGCATTCTCGGTTGTTCTTCACCGTATTTTACTGGTGTCACTTCGATAAACCTTGCCATCTATTCCACCTCCACGATTTCAATGCCCTCGCAGTCGAATACCCAGCCGAGATTCAATTTTTCAAGGTCGTTTTTCGTGAAATCCATCCTAAAGCCTGGAGAAAAATGAAGAATCCCATCATCGTTGCATAAGTATTGATTAGTGACTTTGATTCTGACAGTGTACTTCGTCTCTTTCTCCACCTCATACCCAAACTGGTGCATGTTGACGAGGGTTTGAAGTACGTCTATTTCGTTATCAATCCATTTCTTAAAGTCGCTACCTTTTTGCCGATCCCAACTTGTGAGGTAATCCCACAGATTATAATCAAAATCCTTTTTATTCTCCTCATACCAATCCGCCACATACTGCGGAACGACTGGCTTAGGAAAGAATGAGTCATACAAGTCTTCTGCGTACGATACAGAAATCTTCCCTACCTTCGATAGCATTTGTATTGCTTCTTGTCTATCCATCACATTCCACCATTTCCACCTTATACTTCCTTGCATTGCGATATTTCAATCCCAATCTGTGCATTTCGTTGATTGCTTCATTCTTCGTCTGGAAGACATGCTCACTGTCTTCCATATTGTCGTAATATACGATAACCTTGTATTTCATATCTCTACTAATCTCCTCCCGTTCTCACTGGTTCTTCGAGCGTATACTGGCGTACCATAGTACCCAACAGTGCTAGGGGACACCCCCAATTGTTTAGCAATTTCACGCTTAGTCCCCGTTGCTAGCAATTCTTCACCCTTATACAGTGCGTATTCCTTTGTTCGCATAGTTCCATCATCCTCGTTAGTAATTCCTCATCCGGTAACTGCTCCAGCGTTAAGATACGATTGAGTTTCTTTGAGTTGATTCCTAGCTTGGCGCTGATAAATTCCATATCCTCGTGATTAGCCCAGAACCATCTCGAAAACTCTTGCGTTTGACCCAATACGCTTGTGTGGTCATAATTGCCTGGAGCGTAGATACCGACTAGTTTATCCTTTACTTTATTTCTCATTAACTATATCCATAGCTTCCTTAACACTTCTTGCCACTCCAACGAGTGCCCCTCGTTTACGCATGGCATCCATAAATTTCTGTTGGTCGTCTCTCACTCGACCTTTTTCATTTTTAACTTCGATGAAAAATATCTGTCCGTCTGGTCTAAACCCGAATAGATCACAAAACCCTTTCGGTGCTCCCGTATCAAACCAACGCCCGTCAGCCATTCTGACTTTACCAACGTTAATTCTGAATACCATATAACCAGCTTTCGATAATTCCACTCGAATTTGGTTTTGAATTAGCGATTCAGTGGTCATATATCTCCTAAATGTTACTTGGTCACTCCTTAGGTTATCGGTAATGATAACCGCCACAAACCTTTATATATCAAGGTTTTCGGCCACTTTAGTTACCTCGTTACACGATTTTTTTATGTCTCTCTCTATATATATATTTATTTATTTATTTATTTTAAATATTTATAAAAGTAGTAACTAAGTAACTAAAGCAGCCGAAAACCCTTTATTTTCAAGGGATTTGACGGTTACAAGTTACGATAACTTAAAGTGACTAAGTAACCATAATTACTATTGCAGTTTTTTTAGCTTTGTTTTCATCCCAACTAAAATTGAAATCATGCCAATAATCCGGCTTATCTTTAACTGGGTTGAAAAAATTAAGCGGTTTCTGTCTATCTTTAATCCACCCTGCCGGCAAATTCTGTGCTAACTCTTTTTCAAAATTAGATTTCTTAGGGATTGTGTGATTCCCCTCATGACACCATGAGCGGTACACATCCCATAGGAACCTAACTGGAATACGAGTAGATTCGACTGTTGCGAGGTATTCATTAAGGAATTTATAAACTGTGTTATTCTCTTCCTTAAATTCTTGCATGCGTTCTTGTGTCGCTTTCGGTTCGTTGAATCGGTCAAAATCTAGGTTGATTGCTTTCCAAAGCACATACTCCAAAACTTCTTTACGATTGATGTAATCGTCCTTGATTGACCAATTATCGTCATTGACACCAAATGTTTTTTTGAATGGGATAATCACAATGCGGCGGTAAGTACCATTAGATTTGTTCTTAAACACTGGCATAGCGTTGGTAGATTGGATAACCGTCTTCTTAAACTGTGCTAAGTAGGGGTTCTCTCCTTTTTTCTCGATAGAAACCGGCTCGCCGGTTACAACCGAGTTAAAGTTAGAAGATTCATCCACATAGATACCCGCTTGCACATCGTCACCGATAATTACCGTCTTACCTTCGATGATAGCAAGGCCGAAACGCTCTGAAAATTGATTAAGTTTCAATGGTGCTACGTTTTTCAACCCAACTAGATTGCTAATCAACTGTTGAAATGTACCTTTACCATCATTACCGTTACCGACTAACCAGATAGATTTACGATAAGAGTGGTTGCCGTTCAGTGACGCTGCAATGACTTGCCATAGTAATTCGACAAGCTCACTGTCACCACTCATTAAATCGAGTAACCAGTTATCAACATCCCAACCGTCTATGATTGGCTTAGGGGCATTCTCAACTAATTCTGTTTCGATGGTACTGAAGTTAATAAATTTATAGTCAAACGATAGTAGTTTCTTCTTACGTTTATCGTAGATGCCATTTTTTACGAGAATAAAGCGTCTTACATCTCGATACTCTGGTTCAAAATCCATACGCATGCGGTTATATTCATATTTCCTGCTCATGTTTGATAGTAAGAATAGAACATTGCGGCATTTCGTTTCATTGAATGTAGGCTCTAAGATATAGATAAGCTGGTAGGCGTATCGATAATCTTTTTGGTAGTACCCACGCTCTGGATCATATAGGGCTACTTTCCCATTTTCGAGGGTGATTACATGGGTATATTTATCTAACCCTTTAGCTACCGCTAATTCTGGTAACGCTTTGGGTTTATTTTTATCTGGGTTTTCTTCCTTAAATTTCTCAAACCATTCATTTCGGTAGGTTTTCAGCTTATTTCTGATACCTTCCTTACTGCTTGGTTTCCCAGGCTCTAACCCTCTGGATAATTGCTCTCGGTAATAATCGAAATCAATCGTTGTCACGCACTCCCCTCCTTATTTCTTTATCTAACATGCTCTTAAATGTCCTTTCAAATTCCTTGCCACCCAACGGCTCGGATGTGTTGTTGTTTGCCATCTTAGCGAGGTGGTAGGTTATTTCTGGGTCAACACCTCGAAGGAGTAGCCCACCGACAAATTCGGTAAGGGCATTGTTTCGTCCTCCTTGGTCTCCCAATCCTAGCAGTATGCTTTCAAAAAGTTTAGCTGTCTTCGTGCTACCAGTATATCCACTAGCGAACGACGGCATCTCATACTGGATAGGCTCTGGTTTCATTTTCTGCAATACCTTTATCAACTCAAGGGGTGCCTCTGTTATGCTCCCATTCTTTGGCGAATGTACTACATCCCATTCATAGTACCCCTTAGAATTGTTGGACGGTGGCACTAGCACGTAGTTGTTAACGTGTGCCTTGATATCTACTCCCTCAATCATCCCGATATTTTGTGATATAGGATGGTTGGGGTCTTTTTTTAGATAGATATGTCTGCCACCACTTGGTGTGGTAGCTTGCAAGGTTGGTGGTATCAGCCGTGCATGTTCCCAATTTCTTAGGTTGGTTAAGCCATCTACATCACCGTGCATGTCGACATCAATGACAAAGAATGTATCGGTCCTAAGTGCTATGTTAGCGTCTGGATTTTCTCGCCACGCCCTACGGATCTCGTTCTCAGTCATGGGAGGTTTGTCAGCGAAGGATATAAGAGGGGTTTTACCGTTTTTTGAAATGGGAATAACAGAGTAGCCCATACGTTGATAGTTGATTGCGTAATCAACCATCTCCATAATTAGAATGGAAGAGCGTCATCCGAGATATCCATAGGATTACCTGCTGGAAGTGGTAGCTCGGTAACTTCCATACGCTTAACGTTTAGATTTTCATAGGTTTTACCTTGCCATTCAGATTTTTCATTCTTAACGGTAACTTTAAGGGCTTTGCCTACGAGCTGACCGAGGTAATCTTCCAAGCTGCTAAATTTAGTTCCGTCTGGGATGCCGGCAGTTTTAGCAAGGTTCATGATAAAACCGACTGGATATTTGCCATCTTCTTTCTTAGCAAAGATACGGTGGAAAATGATGTTATTTTGATGTTCCTGTTGGAAGTCCTTGCGAATACGGAAACGGATGTCTAGGAAGTCCGCACCACCTTGAGTAGCGTCTTGTTTCGCTTGGTCGATAGTTACTTCATAAGTACCATCTTTGATTGATCCAAATTCTTTAGCTTGCGAATAATCGATTGTAAACATATTGTTTTATCTCCATATATTTCTTTTTTTCTGTTGGATAAACACCCATCCGGGCTTATATCCGTGTTGTTTGGCAAAGGCTTGCAATTCTGCGATGGTTTGGCATTGATCACTAGTAACGAATGTTTCAACCTTTTTATTGATTGCTTGCCGTCGTTCTTCGAGCTCAATTTCTCGAAGGATTTCTATTTCTTCTTTGGTTGGTTGATTCTCATGGCCACATAGTGGACAGATACGTTCAGCACTCCAAAATGTAGCGTAGCATTCATCACACGTTCGTGTGGTAGGCTCACCGAGTTTAGCTTTCTGTTTTTGCTTGCTCACACCACTCAGCGACCACTCTCGGTCATCGTTTGGCAATCCATGCCTATCAACGTTCCCAACGTGGTCGATGATGATCGCCGTTTTCCCTTCACGAGGGTTTAGAGCCCTCATGGCAAACTGAAGATATAGAGATAATGATTGGGTTGGGCGTAGCATGATACAAACATCAACGGTTGGCAAGTCGATGCCTTCGGTGAATAGCTCACAATTTACCATGATTGTAAGTTCTCCATCTCTAAAGGCTCGCATTGCCCTCTCTCGCACCTCTGGTGGCGTTTTACCGCTGATTGCGATAGAACTATAGCCATGCTTATTAAACGTGTTAGAGACGCTCTCAGACGCTTCTACGCTATGTGTATACACTATGGCTTGTTTGCCTTTGGCTAACTTCTCATAGTGCCTTATCACATCACCGTAAATCACACGCTTCATTGTGTCGTCTACGGATTTCTTAGTAAATTCTCCACCACGTTTTTTTAGGCTTGTGATGTCGATTAAAGAAGGGGCATAATATTTAAATGGTGCGATGTTCCCGTTCTCTTGAAGCCATTTCACCGACTTACCGAGAACGATGTCGTCTGCGATGTCATCAAACCCACTGCCATCTAGTCGGGCTGGTGTGCCGGTGAACATGAGAACAACGCTGTTAGTGTAATATTCGATAATTTTGAGGTAGGTCTTAGCTTTAACATGATGAGCTTCGTCAATTAAGATAATTGATGGCTCTGATATCTTATCTAAGTTTCGTGCTATCTTAGTCACGCTGTCAATGGTCACAAGTTCCATGTCAACGCCATTTCTTTTGAATGTATTGACTACCTGCTCATTGATTTCCTTTCTGTGACTAAAGAATAGAACGGTGTTACCTTTATCCGTGGCACCTTTGGCAATGTGAGCCATGACCACGGTTTTACCGCTTCGTGGTGGGGACTGCACCATGATTCGCTTGTTACCTCTTAGAATTGATTGCTTGATACAATTAACAAGCTCACTCTGGTAATTCCTTAGCGAAAAGCTCATCTACCTTACACCCCTTTCGCTCATCGAGACGATTCTTGGCGTAAACACTCGCTGACGGTTGTAAGATAAATCCTCTTACTTCCTCACCATCTTCAGTGGTTTTCTTGACAAGTCGAGCCACCACATCGGTTAGACCGAGGAAGTTATTCAAAATTTTTGAGCGAATATCTGGCATGGCACGATTGTAGATAATGCCATTTTCGTCCGTCCACTGATCTGATGTTTCCCATGCGATAAACACAATCCGTTTGTTGAGTTGCAATAAAGCTCGCAAGCTATCAAGAATAGTGAAATCGACACGTTGGTAGTCAGCTTGTGAAGGCACACGATTGTTATTTCCTTCACGCCCTAGATTAGATAAGCATGCTCGGAACAGCTCTGAAACATTATCGACTACAATAGTGTCGTATGGTTGCCCAGCTCCTTTTAAGAGCTCTTTGACGATTGTTAACCATTCATCCCAAATTTTATGAGTGTCCACGTCTGCGATATCAATATTCTTAGAACCGCTTAACACCTTGGCTGATTTATCGATATTGATAACCAGTGTCTTGCCAGGAATGTGTTTGACCGCTGAAGTCTTACCAAACCCCGGATTACCATAGATCAGATAACAAGCATCGTTATTTTTTAATTCTGTTGCTTTTGTAATTTTCATCGGATACTTAAATTTCTCCTTTCCTCAATATGAGCACCTCGGATGGTTGCACCACTATTAAGTAGTTCTTTAATCGTTTTCTTGTCCGGCTTGTAGCTAACGATTTGGTACTTCTTAGGAAGTTTCTCTTCATCCACTACTACTGCCTTAGACTTGCGGAAACCGACTTTGAAGAGTGTGGTATCTAACTTGTCATGCTGAGTTAAGTGCATGGCTTCCGAGATACGTTTTTTAATTTCTTCAATCGCTTTAGTTTCGGACTTTTTCAAAGCATCCAATCTAGCGATTTCAGCTTTATAGGCTTCAATCCGTGCGTTTTTATTTCGAATAACCTTGATACAGTTTTCAATTTTTTCTGAGAAATCATGTTCCAAATAAATCGAATCCAAGGAGTCGAGTTTTGTTTCATCGTCCACAGCCATTTCATCGATTTCTAGGAAGATTCCCGTTAGTTCATATAGTTTTGCCATAATTAATGCCTGCCCCCCCACCACTGCTTTATTTATTAATTAGCCAATAAATCCATAAGCGCTTCGATTCCATTCTTCAAGGATCCTTCACGCTCCGTGCGTTCAAAGTCCGAGCCGTCAAGTTTAGTTACATTGTA